GTGTTAGAAAAATAAGTCTTAAAGTAAGGTTCGATACCATGAGAGATTTTATTCCCTTGACTGACCCAGGTATCAACGCATTCGTAAATATCTTTGGTTGAGTAGGAGGCTTCTTCAATCCTTGCTCCACCATACTTATTTAGAAGAATTCCTAAGCAAACACCCCTTAATTTCATTCTTTCATCGGTGTATCTCCAATCATTCATCATCTTCAAATACCTCATCATAATCTGGGAGAGGAGGAAGTGTTTCTTCCATTCGTTCAGTATATGCCTTTACATCAGAATAAACTTCAGACTCCAGTGCATCAACTAACAGTCTTAGGTTTCTGGTTATTAGTTTGAGTTTATCTTTTTCCATTAAAAAAAGGGAGTATTACCTCCCTTAATTATATCACTTGTTGTTAGAACAAACAAGTGTTTTCTTAGTCAACTCAAGTTGAGCTACCTTGATAGCTTTTTTCTTGAGAATCTTTCTTTGCTCGATGGCAAGTATATTCATTTTGATACCTCCACTTTTACAGTTTCGGTGTGATTGATACCACGATAGACTTCAGTTACTTTTTTGGTAACTTGGGGTCTGTTCTGATACTCAACTGTGTCATACGACACACCACGATACGTGACTTTCATTTGATACTCCTGAAGTAGTTGGATTTTTAGGCCCCGTTCCTTCAGTTGCCTTTTGCGTCCCATGGACACTCTGGTGTAGATTCTTTTAGAACCTCCACCAATTCAATCCTAACTTGAGCGTTAAGATCATCATTACTCCTCATCCGTAGCATAATGCTATCGGCATCAGAACAACTGAGTGTTGTATATAAAAAGAAATCAACCATAGGATGAACGCTCCGTTCCGAGTCAACTTACTTGCGTCAGAGTTACCTCTGATGAACGACAGTGTTATTATAACACTTCTACACTATTTATGTCAAGGTTAGAACATATTGTTATCTTTCATGAACTGAAGGGTTTCTTTCAATCCACCTCTGTGTTTCAGCCCAATAGAAATCTGTGGATACTCTGCTGTATCACCGAACTCTGCATGAAATTGTTTGTCAGTAAAGTCTTCATCTAGGATATACTCATGAAAATCTTCATGGACATTTGAGAGAAGCATGATAGCTCTCTCACACTCTTGACTTTTATTCGAATAGATTACTGATTGCATTAGTCCCTCTGTCTCCAATCCTTAGGTTTGTCTTGTTTAAACCAGTCCTTGATATCATCAGCACTACTAAACCCCGTTTTGTGATTGGATGGATCGGGGTCTCCTAAACCCATCCTATTCAGAAAATCATCGGTACTTCCTTCTTCAATTTCTTGAGAAGATTGTCGTCTTGCTTTCTTTAACATCTCATTAGCAGATGTATTTGCTTTAGCAAGTTTTTGTGCCCAAACCATATCATCTAGTTTTACTTCCTCACCACTAGCAATACACTTACAGATAAATTCAAGCCGTAGCCGATACTTGGTCGATAGCATATTCTACTAACCTTTCGAATATTTATTTAACAAAGTTTAATCGATTACATCAACAACACAAGGTCTTTTCATCCCTGCGTGTTGAAACCAAAATACTCTCATAGTTTCATAGTCATCAAAGATGATAGCTTTATCCGTATCACCAAACCTCATCCTATACTTATGTCTGTCGTAGGGATCGTTTGAGGTCGAAGTAAATTCTGTAAAACCTCTTTTTGATTTCGTCGATCGTTTCTTTGTCATCATAACATTCCAATAGATTGAGCATTTGTGAACTACCCTCAAGTTCTGATATCAACCTGAGGACATCAACAGGATTAGAACCCTCCTTCACGGGCTTCCTCTACCATTCTAGAAACGATCTCTTCTGTGCCATCCATACTCTTCACTGCAAAGAGTGAAGACTTCTGATACTTCTTGATCTTCTTATACTTCTTCACAAGTTCTTGAACACCCTCTTGGCTCATATCAAGACCTTCGAAGTTAATATCAAACCCCTTTGACATCTTTCTCCACTCCTTTCCATAGTTTTGGATTTGCTGTTCCTTTTGACTGAACAATTTTAATTAGATCTTTCTTATACTTGTCATAATACTGGTCAAAGATCTCAACCTGTTTCTGTGAGATGGTAATGTCATTACACTCTTTACCATCGACCTTGTAAGTCACAACATAAGCAGTGTTTGGTAACTTGATGTTGTTACACTTTTCAAGATCACAGTTTTCGTGAACGATTTTCATAGGATTTACGATCTACCTCCCCATACTATATCAGGAAAGGCTTTAGCTACGTGGTCTTTGGTCAGTTTGTATTTTGTCCCTAGGTTCTTATCCTTCACCAGACAAATGACACCTGCCTCTTCTGGGTGAAGACCTTCCAACATCTGAATGAACATGGACTCTCTACGGGTCTTGGAGAGTTTATCGTTACCACCCTTGATAAAGTGGTAGAGGTTCTTCCACTCCCTTCTCAGGGAGGTGTGGTCAGTCCCTACAGGTACTTCATTCTTGTTAAAGGGAACCTCACCTTCGGGGAGAAGACTATAAACAGTATCGTCAAAGTTCCAAATCAAAACTGCAGTAAGAGCATCATTACGGTACTCTTGCAGTGCTTCTACTTTCTTTGCAACACTTTTTTGTTTAGATACATGTGCAAGAATCTCATGCACAAAAGCATTAGGTGGGAGTTTTGTTGATGTAGCCATAGTAATTTTCTTTCTCGTTTCAGTATATCGTATTTATTGAGTTAGTTCAAAGGATCATCGGGGTCAAGCATATCATTCTCAAACCTTACTGCCAATACTTCATCAGGGATAACTTGTCCATTCTCATCGAACATCTCAGGGTGAAGTGGAATGTACTTAGAGTCTCTTTGTAGTACATAGTCTTTAGCTAACCAACCAAGTACTGTTCCTAACACAAGGAACATCACAGAAAACAATGCCGAAAAAGTGAGAGTAACTGCTAACATCTTAACCTCCTAGGGGTTCTTCTTTATATCGAAACTAAAATCGATATTGAAATAAAACTCTCTCTTGAATAGAGAGATCATCTTGTTAAGTCTAAACTGTAAAGTCTTTGGTTCTTTCCTCCCCTTTTTATTTCTTAATAGTAACTCAACACCTCTATCTATCTCTGATGGTAGGTTACTTGTTTTGTTATTTAGAAGCTTTCCTCCTTCTTCCTGGTCTTTTTTCTTGTTCATATTTCCATGCATCCTCTAGTATAGAATAGAGATAATCTTTTATCTTTCTGGCTTCGGGTTTGCCCAGGTGACCATAACCTTCCCTTAGCTGTTTGTGTTGTTCGTCATTACCACCTTCGAGATAATCTTCAAGATCCATAACAAGAAGTTGAATCTCTCTCGCTACAGAACTATCAATAAATTCAGTAGCATCTCTCTTGGTTGCTTTGATAGACTTTAGATACTCATACATGTTGAGCATCTGTTTGCCTTGGAATGCACTATCAATTGTCCTCTCAACAATGTTTAGAAGTTCCCAGGTGTTGTCCATTAGATTAGTTTGTTTTCTCGCAGATACTTAACCGTTTCACTACATCCACCAATTGTCCTTTCACCTTCTTCTTCAGTGAAGACTCGAACCTGTGGGAAGGTAGAACCATCTCCAAATGTTTTATAAAACTCTTGTCGAGTGTAGTCTTGGTTAAGTTTATATATGACATGCTTCATTTCAGCGAGCTTAAGTGCCTGTGCAACTTTAGTACAGTAAGGGCAACCGTCTTTAGAGAATACAAGGAAAGTCATAGTAAAATTAAAATTAAAATAGGAACTAGAAACATCAATATTGTAATAGTAAAACCCCCTACCTGTTCAAGTAGGGGGCGAATACTGTGATCAGGCATCTAATGTAGCCCTCAAAGTGTAATCTTTTTTGAGTTTCTCAATAAATTCATTCTTAGCCAACTTAGCCTCATATCCAGGATAAAACTTTTCCATCAACCTTGGTACTGCCATACACCCAGGATACCCACCTTTGATCCAAACTTCTTTACGATCCTCAAGTACAACATGATTGAATGGGAAACTCATTTTGTTTTCTTTTCTTCAGAAATATTTAGAGATGGGGGAGTGTATGGGTGTTGGGGTTTATGTTCCCTATCCATAGGTTGAGATTTACTCAGATCCCTACGAGATTGATTGCTGATAATGATGAAAGCATCCTTATTGTACTTACGAACACCAAAGGGTGTTGCCCACTTCTTGTTATAGTCTTCACCTTGATGAATACCAGATACAACGGTACCACCAACCTCAACTATAACGTCATCATCAACTTGCCAACCAAGTGTATCGATCAACTTTGCTAGTTGTTCTGTGATGGTTGGTTCTTCAAGGATACGATCCTCAGGTTCTAGTGATCCGTTCATAGTTGGTTTCCAGTAGATATAGTATAACCCCATTGATCTATAAAATCAACAGGGTTGTGACAATTATTCTTCTGTCCAGAATATTACATCCATCTTTGGATAGAAGTCCATCCAGGTTCTGACGTATTCTTCTGCTTCTATCTTATCTTTGAATACTGCTTCAAGGTGAGGTTGAAAACCAGCTTCCAACTCAGGGGGTTTTCCAGAGAAGACTTTAGTCATGTTTGATACCAGCGGCATCTTTCTCAAAGATTTCCAAACCTTTATCAGTCAAGATGTGATCATACATCTGTTCAAAGATACTAGGAGGCATCGTAACCACTTCTGCTCCATTATACCAGGACCGCACAGCCCTCTGTACCGAACGAATAGAGGCTGATAGTACCTGTGTAGGGATACGATGAATACGATACAGTTCAGAGATAGAACGAACCACCTCCAGACCAGCCACAGACTGGTCATCCAAACGACCAACGAAGGGTGACACATAGGTGGCACCAGCCTTAGCTGCTAGGACTGCTTGAGCTGCTGAGAAGATAAGAGTTACATTCACTCTCACTTTATCAACCTGAGAAAGTTGATAACATACTTTCAAACCATCACGGGTCATAGGAACTTTGATAGTTGCCACATCACCAAACTTCTGAGATAGTCGTGATGCCTCTGTATACATCTCAACAAAGTTACCCATCACTTCCATACTGATATCCTTGACACCAATATCTTTGATCTTCTGATATACATCATCAGGGTTACGACCACTCTTCATAATCAGAGTGGGATTAGTTGTGACACCATCGATGAGACCTGTATCAAAGTAATCTTTAATAGCGTATGTGTCTGCGGTGTCTAAGAAGATTTTCATTTTACTTTGTCTTCGTACTTTTTAATAAGAGCAATTGCTTGTTTACGATCTGCCCCACAAGGAGCATTCTTAAGACACATGAGGATCAACTCATCGTCAGTAATAGAGGGTTTAATTGTAAACCCCCACTTATCAACTTCACCTTCGATAGGTGCTTCTGGAGAATCAATCATTGAACGTGAATGACTCCAGTCATACCAGCACCTTGATGGGGACCACAGAAGAAATTATAATCTCCTACATCAGCAAACACAACGTCTTGTGATTCACCAGGAGCAAACAATAGTGCTTCTCTGGAAAGGTCTGCACGACCTTCTACAATGATATTGTGAGGAGGTAGTGCTTCATTAATAAAGTGAACAGTATCTCCTGCTGAGATAGTGATGTCATTGGGTGCGAATACTAGGTTACCATTTGAACCCATAGTTACATCAACTGCCCATGCTGGGAGAGCCAAAAATAGGGATGCGAGT